GAAATTCACAAAAGAAGAAATTGAAAAATATTATAATCCATATATAACGGCGAGAACTCTTGCTAATTATATGGATACTATTTTATTGGTCAATGAGATAAATAGTGTGGGAGTACAAGTTGCTCCCACACAACATTTTGATTTTTTGTATTTTGCTGTTAGAAAAAAGAATAGGTATAGTTCTAAAATCGAAAAGGATGAAGTAGAACAGAACAAAATTAAATTAATAGCAGAATATCACGACTGTAGTTACGAAAAAGCCAGTGAATATTTGAAAATTCTTAGCGACGATAATTTGAAAGCTATGAAAAGAGAAATGGAAGATGTTGGTGGAATTTTAAAATAAATAATATGAAATTAATTAAACCTTCAATAGAAATCCTCGAAACAAGTAATGTATTGAAATCAATCGAACTTGCTGCGAGAACTTGTTATCAGAGTCAGGATAAAATAACAGAAGATGATACATCTGCCAAAAAATTAGTCAAAAGTCTTATTGAACGAAAGCATTATGCTATGCTTGAGTTTGGTGATAATCTTTCTTTTTATATAGAAGAAAGAGATATGATGAATATAATTAAGACAATATGCCATCTTCCTGCGTTTGGTAGTATGAAAATGACATTTCAAGATGAAGTCTATGCAGTTTCTTTTAATCCAAGAACAGCAATAGAAATTCTTAATTATATTGAACCAATCAATTATAATCCTTCTGTTCAAAATTTCTTCAATTCAATTTATGATAATCTTCATGAAGATTTGAGAGGATTAAGGGAAAGAAAGGAAAGGAATTATATCAAATTAGAGAATTATGATTTTGATATTATTGATTCTCTAAACAGACACGACAAACCATATCACAAAACTGTTACAGTAAAATTAATAACAAATCGTGGTGTAACACATGAAATTGTAAGACATAGAAAAAATTCATTTGGGCAGGAATCTACCAGATATGTAGACGGAATTAAGAATATGTCTTTTATTGAACCAATATGGTATAACGAAAAAACTTCTGGTCATGATTGTTTTAATTCTTTTCTCCAAAATGTTGAGGTAACTTATGAAACATTAAGAGAAAATGGTTGGCAAAAACAAGAAGCTCGTGAAGTTCTCCCAAATTCACTGAAAACAGAAATTGTTATAAAGGCTACAATAAATGAGTGGAAACATATTTTTGAACTTCGTTGCGCAAAAGATGCTCATCCTGAAATGATTAGAATTATGGAATTGGTGAGAGATGAATTTTTTGAAAGGGAATTTATATGATTACGAGAAATGAAAGATTATTTTCCATGTTCACAGATCATGTGCATGGTAAGGATGTGTTGAAAATCCATAAATATACCTGCAATAATTGTGGTTCTGAGGTTCAGGTAACAGAAGAAATCACTTTAAGGGATAAAAAAACTGTTTTTTATTGTCCTAAATGTGGTCGAAGAGAAGAATTTGATGAAGACCAAAATATTTAATTTAAAAATAATGAAATTAACAAACGATGAAAAAAATGCGATTAAAAAAATGCATTTGGATGGATATAGTAATAGAAAAATAGCGAGAGATATTCTTGGTAGGGAAAGTAGGAAAAGCACTGTTGGAGATTTTTTGCGCACACCGAATGAAGATGATGCTATAAAAAATAAAGCTAAAATTTTATTTATAGATATTGAGACATCTCCATCTTTGGCTATGGTTTGGAAAAGATACGATGTGAATATTTCGCAAGATCAAGTTATCTCTGAATCTTTTATTTTAACATATTCTGCAAAATGGTTATATGATGATAATGTGATGTTTGGAGCATTATCTTTTGAAGAAGTTAGGGAAGAAAACGATAAAAGGATTGTTGGTGAAATTTATGATCTTTTAGATAGAGCAGATTTGGTTGTTGGGCATAATGGGAGAGAGTTTGATATAAAAATTATAAACACGAGAATGATTTATCATGGGTTTACTCCTCCTTCTCCATTCAGAATTATGGACACACTTTTAATAGCAAGAAAGTTTTTCAAATTTCCTTCTAATAAGTTGGCTTCATTGTGTGAATATCTTGGTTTGGATACAAAATTGGAAACTGGTGGATTCAAACTTTGGCGAGGATATATGTTCGGTGATGAAGAATCTATGCAAAAAATGATTGAATACAATATTCAAGATTCTGTTATATTAGAGCAACTTTATATAAAACTAAGACCTTGGGATAAATCACATCCAAATCTTCAGGTTTATAATAATGAAAGTTTTGATATTCTTTGCCCTTGTTGCGCAAGTGATGATATTTCTAAAACAGATAAATTATTTCCAACAAATGTTTCTCTGTTTGAAACTTATCAATGTAATTCATGTGGCAAATGGTTTAGGGGAAGAGTTAACATCCTTTTGAATAGAGAAAATATAAAACCATCAATATGATCAAATTATTTAATAGATTATACACAAAATATATTATTTGGAAAAATCTTCGAAAAATGGTTTCTAATAAAGAAATTCATAAAGATTTTAAAATAATTTTTGATGAAAGTAAACAAAGATACATTATTGATGTGAATCCTATTGCGAAACCGCAGAAAATTGATTATCTTGATGAAGAAGAAATAATAGAAGAAACAGAGGTTTAGATGTTTTACACAAACGTAATTTTTAAAGACAACAAAATATTTTTCAAAGGTTATGATGACAACGGCTCCCAAATTATAGGGAGTCGTTCTTATTCTCCCTATGTTTTCGAAGAAACATCGGAAGAAACAGATTTCAAGACATTATTTAATCAAAATCAAAATGTAAAAAAGAAATATTTTGATTCTACAGATCAATTAGGAGAATTTATATCTTCACGGAGGAATCGTGCTCATGGGATTGGATTTTCCGAACATACAGTAGACAGAAATGATTTTGCATACCAATTTGTCACGGAAACTTTTAGGGAAGAAGTAGAATATGATCAGAATAAAATAAAAATTCTTTTTATCGATATTGAAACAGAGTCAGATCAGTTTCCTAAAGTAGATAATCCGAAACAAAAAATTCTTGCTATTACTGCGTCTATAAGAGTTGGTTCTCACAGAACATATACAACTTTTGGTTTAAAACAATATGACAATTTTTCTGAAGTTCATTCAGACAAAAAATATGTGTATTGTGAAACAGAACAAAATCTATTGAAACGTTTTTTTGATTTTGTTCATGAAGAAAAGCCAGATATTTTTTCTGGATATAATTCTAATGCGTTTGATTGGGCGTATATTATATCCAGAACAGAAAATGAGTATAAAAAAGATTGGCTGAAAAAGCTCAGTCCTTTTGGTTTGAGTCCAAGAAAGATTCAGAAGGCAAATAAATTTCTTGGTGGAGCAAAAATTACTACATATCAGATTTATGGCGTTGCTATGATCGATTGGATGGAAGCATATAGGAAATTTACGTATGTGACAAGAGAATCATATAGTCTGAATAATATATCTCATATAGAATTGGACGAAAAAAAGTTGGATTATAGTGAATATAAAAGTCTTCATGATTTATATAAAAACAATTGGGAAAAATTTATTGATTATAATATCAAGGATACAGTTCTTCTTGATAAATTAGAAGATAAACTAAAATTGTTGGAACTTATTATTCGGGTTGCTTATATTGCAAAGGTCAATTATGAGGATGTATTTAGTCCTGTTAGAGTATGGGATGTCATGATATATAATTATCTTTACGATAATGGTATTGCCATTCCAAGAAGACAATTTGCAGAAAAGGATAGATCAAACGTTGGTGGTAGAGTAAAAGACCCAAAAATTGGTTTTGTAGAATCTACAGTAACATTTGACGCAACATCTCTTTATCCTTGTGTTATGTTGAGCTTAAATATTAGTCCTGAAACATTCGTTGGTAAAATTGATGTGAATGAGATTGATATTTTGGAGAAAAAGTTTGATAATTCTTATATTAAAGAAAAAAATTATGCAATAGCGTCTAATGGAGCATTGTTTAATAGAAATAAAAGAGGACTTATTGTAGACCTTATTCAGAAATTATTTGACGAGAGAAGTTCGTATAAAAATTTGATGTTTAAACTCGAAAATGAAGGAGGAGATGAAAATCTTGTCAAAAAATATAATGTTTTTCAGGAAGCTATTAAAATTTTGATGAACTCACTCTATGGCTCAATGTGTAATGAATATTTCAGATACAATAATATTGATATTGCAGAAGCTATTACTCAAACAGGTCAAACTGTCGTTCAAACAGCAGAATTTGCCCTGAATAAATATGTTAACGAAATTGTCGGTACAAATAATGTGGATTATACTGTTTTTTCCGATACAGATTCTTGTGCTATTGAATTAAAAGAAATTATTAATAAATATAAAATATCAGATCAAAATATAAACACATTTATCGATAAAGTTTCTAAAGAAAGATTTGATCCTTTACTTCAAAAAGTATTTGAAGAATTTTCTGATTACGTAAACTTTTATCAGAATAAAATTCATTTCAAACGAGAAATGATTGTTAAACGAGGTTTTATTGTTGCGAAAAAGAAATACGCAATGAATGTTCTGAGCAAAGAAAAAGTGGTTTATCAGGAACCAAAACTTATTGTTAAAGGATTGGAAATAGTTAGATCTTCTACACCAGAAATTGTGCGTGGTTATCTTAAAGAAGTTGTTAAGGTAATTCTTGAATCTAACGAAGAAGAAACTCAAAAGTTTATCAAGAAATTTAAAGAAATTTTTTATAATGAAGATATCACGAATATTTCTTTCCCTCGTGGCATTACAGATATA